AGTAGCGTTATTACCCGTGTGGGCAACAGCTGTAGAAACTAGGCTTACGCTGTTTACAGTAATTGTTCTTATGTTATCGCCTGGGTTGGCTGTACCGGCTGAAATTGTAAAAGAACCCGTAGCTGCCGTGCCGCCTACTGTACCGCCTGTTATCTGTATTTTAGCCCTAGCTCTGCCATCGAACCAATCCGTAATTCTTACTGCATTGTAATAGTGAAAGATACGGCCATCGGCAAATTGCGCAGCTGCATAGACTTGCCCGTTAAAAAAGTCAGTGGCCAACACTTTTGTCAAAGCCACGCTGCTTGTTGGATGTTCTAATCTTACATAGTTTAGGTTTGCCGGAGTATTAGATGGAAATGTTACGGCTGATTCAGCCTCATGCCCAAACACATAAATTTGTCCGTTAGCAGCTGCAAGCCCCGTCGTGTTAGTTGGCAACGTGCTTAAAGACACAAACGCTGGTCGCTTTTCTATTTCGCCGCCCCGTGTGACATGAGCATTTTTGATAGACACAAGAGTGCCAGGCAAAGCAGTCACATTTGACCGCCTTGTGTCTAACCCGCCTCTAAAATCCTCGACCAGTATATATGGCATAATTTAACTCGATGCTATTAGCGGTGGGTTTCTTGGGCGATAAAGACCTTCTGGCTCACCGCCTCCAATGATAAATGTCTCGGATTTCGCTAGTCTTGCTTTCAATCGAGAATAATGAGCCTGTGCTTGTGCCAGCTTGTTTTGGGAATCAGCTTGCTTTTGCCGTGCCAGCATTTCAGCTGCGCCATACAAAACAATAAGCTGGTCATCCAAGTCTGCTTTGTCGGCATCACTTATAAGGCCGCCAAGGTTTTTGATGCCGTGCAGCCGTATCATTCCATCACCAGTTGATGCCGTGCTGTTAGCGGATGGCACTGGCCACATTTCGATCTGATCGTTTTCAGCTGTATCATACCGCTGTATTGGGCTTGAGGTTTTGCCTCGATCACTGTCGTATTGATTGTATTGGTCAGCACCTACGCCATATTCGACCTTTTCCCAATAATCGCCACGCTTAAACTCAACACGCTCGATCCGTTCAAACACCATGTCAGCTGGCAGATCGTAATACCGCTGATTTTGTGAGATTGTAAGGTCGCGCTGCACTCTCAAAAAAGGCCATGCGTAATCATCCCACAGCCTTCTTTGTGTTCGTTGAATAACATTAATCAGCACATCCCTAGTTGATTTACCGAGGTTTGGCTCAAGTGAATGGCCAATCTCGGAACGCAAATCATTAATCAGGATTGCTAGGGTTGTGCCTCTTGCCATGCCTTACTCCTCAGTTTCTACCCACGCCTCGTTCTCGTCAGTCGTTGGGTCGTCTGCGACAAACGCTCCCTGCGCCGTCCTAGCACGTTTTTTGGTTGTTTTTTTGGCTGCTTTTTTAGGGGTTTCTTTTGAGTCTCTAAGCCACATTTTGTCCATATAGCTTTCTTCAATTTTTGCATCTTCAAGGCTAATTGGAACTTCGCCAAACTTGCCAAAAATTTCTGCAACCAATTCGTCATTATAAAGTTCTCCCAAACGATTCCGCTCTTCGTCAGAGCCGTGGTCAAATGACCCTGTTGGCCTAATCTCAGAAACAGCTGTCTCGCCGTGAATATTACGCAGCACCACAATTTCCGATGCGGTAACAAAGTCTTTGGTAATTCCGTGATTTATGTCACTTCCGATTGCCAAAGCTACAAAATGATAGTCCATGTTTTCCCTCTTTCATTAAAGCAAGGGAGCAGCCGTAAGCTGCCCCCTTTTGTTATTTAAGCGATCTCGTAAACACCGTGGCAGTTAAGCTGCGATGCTGTAAGAACAGCTGTGGTTGTGATTGCGCGATACATAACGTACTGCGTAGCCGGACGGGCTGGCGCATGACGCTTCATCTTCTCACCATCCATGTAATACATACACAGTTTAGTAGGATCGATGATGTAGCAACGCTTTGACGGGGTTTTGCCAGAAATGGTCAGATCATCAAGTGTTGGGTCATAACGGAAAACCAAACCGTTATATGTAATCTCACCCATTGAAATATCTTGACCACGGGCAAAGCCTGTCTGGCTGTAGTTACCATTGCGGCGCAGTTCGTCAGAAAGACGATCTAAGAACGCAGAACCACAAACAGCAATAGTTGGCTTGCCACCAAAACGCTTCAATTGACGCATTTCAGTGTTAAGCAACTCGATCAATTCTTGACCGGTAGCTGATGTTGTAATGGCAACATTTGCGCGATTTCTCCACCATGTATTTGTCACAGTAGAAAGGCCACCAACAGTTGTGCCTGATGCAGCTGGGTTATCAACAATTGCAGAACGGATGCCAGCAAGTGCAGTTGCACTTCCAGAACCATCGCCATAAAGCAATGTGTTCATGCCTTTGCTGTAACCTTCCATCATATCGTCCAGCTTATCTTCAAGAAGATTGGCTAGAACGTGGCTATCACGGCCAGAATGATTGGAAGTTGATGCACCAGTTAGTGAATCGGTAACGCTGATACCGTCTTTTTTCAATTCGGTCAGTGTTAGCGAAATACCAGAGTGGTGTTCTTTCCAAGGGTAGTTGACGCGATTAATGTTAGCTGGATTTGAATAGCTAACAGTATCGTTGTGCGTATAACCAGCAACGCCAGTTGTATAAACGCCCTTGACTGCAAGAGAAACATTCTCTTTACCGCCTGGAAAAGTCTTTGCGCCTTTGTCCATAGCAGCGAGGAGAGGTTTATCTTGAAGCGAGTTAGCATACACCTTGCCTTTGTCGATGTAGTAATCGAGTGCGGCGTTGGCGATATTCGCCAATTCGGCTGAAGAAAATGCCATTTTAGGTTACTCCAAAATTAGGAAGAACCGGCTGCTACGGCGTTTTGCACTGCTTCCAACAGGCTTTTTGGTTCCGCAACAGGAGTTCCACCAAGTTTACCACCTGATGCCGTGCGCATTGCTCTTTTCGTTCCCATTCGCGCTTTAAACCTCTGGTTCACCGATTCATAGGCTTCATTAGCCATAGAAATCGCATCTTCTTCGGTATTTGGACTGCCACGCTCGGAAACTAAGACCCTTACACGATCATCAATCTCATCTTGTTTGAGGTCGTAGTCTGGATCACTTTGACGGGCGTTATCTTCCCAAGCAGTAACAGTTCTGGCTAAATGATTTTTATGCTGTTCGCTTTGTGCATTGTTTTGCTGCGTCAACACTCTGTCATTTATACGTTTTTGATTATCTGCCTCGGCTCTCGCTCTTGATAGTTCCCTGCCCGCATCCTCGTCCATGAATCCATCATCGACCTTATTACGAATATCGCTTGGCAAGACTTCACCAGTTAATTCGCGCAAGGTATTAACAAATGGTGTTAATGCCTCTAGCGCCTTGGCCGGATCATTCTTCATCAATGCCATGATCTGCAAGCCTGTTGAGGCTTCGTCTGCATTGATGTTGTTGTGGCTCAGATAGTCTGTAATCTTGTTAAACTGATCTGCGCCGTGCTTAAATTCGTTCTTTTCGGCAATGACTTCTTGAAAACGCTTATACGGAACAGGTGACTTGTCTGATACATCCTCATCAGCATCATCTGATGCCGCTAATGACTCTGCATCCCCGTCATCTTCTCCTTCAACTTCCTCTTCGGATTGCGATTCCGCTTCCTCCGGCTCTTCAATTTCCATTGCTGATTGCACAACGGAAAGCAAATCCTCTTCGGTTTCGCTGTCTGCGCTAGACGTAGGCGCTTCCTGATCTATCTCTAAATCAAGTTCGTCTTGTGTTTGTGAGTCAGAGGACGAATCTAACTCTTTTGGTTCATCAACCATTTGCGTCCCTTTCTAAATACATTCTAGCGTTGTTGATCGTAAGTTTCAACAAAACGCTATTGATTATTGCCCATCGGCGGCAATGAACCCGCCGACTGCGCATTTAACATAGGTGCATTGGATGCCCCTCCCGATGGCGCACCAGCTAATGCTGGGTTGCCAGTACCCTCACCTTGAGACTGATTCATAGCCACAATGCTTGGAATTTTGTCTACAATCGCCTGTGTAATATCAAGTTTGTCATCAAGGCGCTTGAGCAGTTCTTTGGCTAACCAGCTTGGGTCTATGCCAGGTATCTGCAACAAGAACGGCATGATCCGCTCGATGTTCTGTAGTTCAGCTGCGCGATTGGGCTTGCCTGTTGATCCGGCTTCAATCTCAAGGAACACTTCTTCCATGATTTCTTCGCGGGTCATTTCCGGCCACGCTGCGCCGCGCCCAACGATCTTTTTCACTTCATCAGATGACATTTCGTAAAGCATAATCTGCCCAGCTGCCCTAGCAACTTCCGACATAAAGCTATCGAGGTCATCGATATTAGCACCGAGGCTGGACATACGGCTTGATTCGGCAATGCTTGTTTCTGTTGCCGTTGCCTTAGAAACGCCACCAAAGTTAGCCTCTTGCGCGCCCACAACCAGCTGCACATCGTCAAATATTGTGCGAACCTCATACAAATTAGGGTCAATCCCTATTTGCTGAACAGGCTGGATAACATCATTGACCTTTTGTCCAGATGCCAATGCTTGCAGTTCGATCACCGCATTAGCTGGGTGAGTGGCCAGCTTTTCCTTATCGGCATCCTCTAACATACCGGCTGGTGCGGCATACTTTGGACGGTTTGCCCGTCTATGCTCTCTCAAGCCCTGCCGTGCGCGGTTATATTCGTTCTGCATTGGCATAAGTAGCTTAATGTCTGATGGCGGGAACAGCACATCCTTATGCTCGATCTCATTAAACACCAACGGGAAGATCGGGAAGAAGCTCTCAACCTTTACGTCAGGAGCCATTGGCTCTCGCAGAAAATCCTCATAACCATCAGCTAGGCAATACTGCAATCCGCTTTTCTGGTCGTAATACTCATAAACAAGTACCAAGCCTTCTCTTTGGGTCTTGTTTATGTCTATTTCGCCATATGCTTTTCTTTCGTATTGGCCATCGGACATCAACCGGCCTTTGACATCATAGCTATTAAACTTGTCTTTAATATCTACGCCATAAATCTCTTCAACATCATTTGGACTTAGATACATTTCATGCGCAATCCAGTTTGCACCAACAAAACCGCGCAGCTGGCGGCACATTGGGTCAATGATTATGCTGCTTGCCTCTGGAAAGTCGAACAACAATCCCTCGCGCACAATCATCATAGGCTCTTCAGTTAGCGCCTTTAATGAAAGCATAAGCTCTTCGATCTGCGGATCGTCTTGGTTAATCTCACCTTTTGCCGCACCTTTGGCTATTCGCTGAATATAATCAATCTGCCCCTGCACATCTGCTATCTGGGCTGCAACTTCCGGCATCCTGTCCATGTCTCGCTGGAAACCAACCTTCACATAGCCAACACCGCAAGTAATAACCCTGCGTACCAGCCCCTTCATCTGCGACTTAAATGACGGGGTTTGCTCATTCATAAAGTAATCAAAAAGCTGCTCTAATGTTTTAGCTACATTATCAAGCATTTTGCGGTGATTCTGACCGGCCATATAGTCTTGTATGATAGCCTGTGCTTCAAATGGCACGGGCAATGCAGCTTGAGAGGCAGTTTGAGATGCCTGATAGGCCATAGCCAGTGAAGTCTCTTCGCCATCCCATACGGCATAATCCATCCGGTCGCGTCTTGTTGCTACAGCTTGCGGGTTCTTGGCGTACAAAGCAGCTGTCCGTTGCTGAACATGGCGCTGTAAAATGTTGGCAACATAGTTAGTGTCGTTCCATTCTGCATCATCAAATCCCTTGAGCGCAGCGTCCATGTCCTTAAACATTTGCTTAAAAGGCTTTTCGTGAAACGCTTTTGCGCTTTTGATTCGGGCAGTTAAATCCGATACAAGTGCTTTACGGCGCTCGGACGGTTCCGGCTTCTTTTCTTCGATAACCGTCACTTCCATGAAATCTTCTTTATCCATTACCAACCACCTGTCGTGCTGTGGACTCGCTCATGCCTTTTGCGCATTTCCGAATCCCATTTAACCCAAGCAAAAGTTCCTACTTCGGGCGTTTTATCATTGTTGGACAATCCCCCGCCTGGTGTTGCCATTCTATCTAGCCCCATTCCAACCCAAGCAAGCGTATCAACAAAGTCATCGTGGCGGCTGTTAGGAAACTTTAACAATTCATCAACAGCCTTTTGTGTCCAAGGAGATGTTTTAGGCAGCTTGACCTTTTTCATGGCCATCCGGCCTAGTATCGACTGCGCCCTTTGCACCTTGTTCTGCACTGGCGTTACTTCCTCGATGCGGCAATATGTTTTCTCTTCTGCCATGCGCTTGCGCAAGAATGGCTTGATTGCCTTACTAATATGGCCTTTCTCAGCCCACCAGATTAACGGCTTGTGCTTTTGCATGAGGTTTAGCATTGCTGTTACCACTTTATCTGTGGGCTGCTTTTCCCACCAGCAATCGATCAGATATATGTCATCGTTGTTGTCAACGCCCACAATTAACAGGCAAGTTGCATCATTTCTTGTTTTGTCCACACCAACAGCATGATCGGATGCCGCATAAATTCTTAAATCTTTAGGCAAATCCTTCTTGTCATAGAAACTAAGATTCTCACGATTGAATAGATCGCCATCTTCCGGTGTAGGTCTTTGCTGGTACAGCGCAGTAAATCCACGGCCATCGAGCCGCCGCTGCGCAGTCATAAACTCCATATCGAACCGCTCTGGCCACAACAACTCGCCAACCTCGCGCCCCAGCGGGTCGTCATCCTCTGCTAATGCCGGTAAGTTAATGATCTTCCACTTAGCGGCTTCTTCTGGCGTATAATGCGGATTAGTGGGGTCAGTAAGCCTACCGATCAAATCATCTTCGTGCCATCTGGTCTGTACAATCACAATGCTGGCCGATGCTGTCATCAAGCGTGTCATCAACACTTGTGTAAACCATGTCCAAAGCTGCTCACGCAGCGTAGGAGAGCCAGCTTCCAAACTATCCTTGATTGGGTCATCTAGGATAACAAAGTCGCCTCCACGGCCTGTTATCGAGCCTCCACGGCCAACAAAAACAGACATACCGCCAGAACCGGTTTGAATACGAGACTTTGAAGCGCCGCCCTGCCGCAAGTTATGATGCGGGAAAACGTGCTTGTATTGCGGAGAGGTCATAATCGCCCTGCAATCAGCACCAAAGTCTTTTGCAAAATCTTCGTTATAGGTGGCAAAAATTATGTTTCGGTAATTATCTTTGCCCACCAGCCAAGGGATAAACCGGCGAGATATGAGTTCAGATTTGCCGTGCCTTGGCGGCATACACACAATTAAACGCGGTATATGCCCCTTTTCCACCTTCTCTAGCACTTTGGCCAATGCTCGATGGTGCTTGGCATCCTTGAAAATTGACATTTCAGTGTTATCAAAATCTTCGGGATCAGGCATCGTGAATTTGACAAACTTTAGAAAGTCATCACGCCCTTCAATAGCTATCTTCTGCCGTTTGGCAGCTGATATGCGCTTCTCAAGGTCAGTTATTTGTTTTGCCGTTGCCATTAAACCGGCACTCCCTCATTTTTTAAAACCTCGATGTTTTCCATTTCCAAGGCCGTTTCGGTCGTGTGCTTGTTGCGGTTCAGCCAGCCATTTCCAAACGTATCGAATGTTTTAAGATCTCGGTAAAACGACTCCCGCTCAACACCCATAGCCCGAATAATGTCGGACGGTTCCATCTTGGCCACGGCTGCCAATGTTTTTTCGCCAATACCGCCGTCAATGGTAGCGCCCACAACAGTTTGTAATATTTTACCAGCCCTGCCGCTGCCGGAATTAACCGCAATATCGAACACTTGGAGGTCAACGCCGGTAGGCAAGTCCTCGCAACGGCAACGCGACCAGTAGTTTTCAAAGTAAATTGGCCTTACTTCAGCTTCCTTGAGATTGCGCATAGTCTCTTCGTCTGCGTCAGTCTCGTAAAACTCATCGTAAACAGCCTTGGTTACGCCGAGGTTGGTTTGGCCTCCGCGATCAGAAGGGTGATCCGAATAACCACCCTCTGATTTCAGCATTGTGCGCAAGCAATAGTCGAAATTATGTTCCATTATTTTTTCCCGAAAAACTTGGTGGCTGACCTTACGCCGAATGTGCTGGCCACAATTACGCCAAGGGTAGTTGAATACCATGTCGGCATAGTGGATAAGGCTGCAAAGCCTTGCTCAACAGCGTGTCTGCCCCACTCACCACAAAAACTTAAAATCAATGGAATTGAGAAAAGTAAACAGAGCCACTCGTCTTTGAGTGATTGCTGCGATCCTTTCGCCATCAACTTTTCCCACTCGGCAGTCGATGTAGCAGCTGAAACCATTACGGCAGCTTCACTTTCTGCCTTAACCTTTGCCACCGCAGCCTTGCCAGCTTGCTCGGCAGTTTTCTTGTCCATCCATGAGCCAACTAGGCCGGAAATAGGTGCAATAAGACTTGCTATCATTTTCTTGCCATCCATGCTGTTGTGGTCATATACCCGCCAACAATTCCAGCGCCACTTATGTAAAATAAATTGCTTATGTCGCTTAACGCTGTAACTCTATCTAGCGGCACAAAAAACATTGCTAATGTAAAAATCCCCATTGCAATTAAAGTAAATCGAGCCATCCTTAGTTGAGCCAAGTTCTTGCGTAACTCATTTTCTGTTTTCTTTATTTCTTTGACATGAGACAGTTCTTCATCGCTAACGATGCCATCACCGTCCTCATCATACTCAGCAAACTTTGATTGTTTTTGTAATTTCTTTTGCATTTACAAACTCATCAGTACCTTAACGTAGATAACAATTCCGATAACACCGACTACAATTGCTCCGCTAACTATAATAAACGTAATCAACTGATCTCTTTTATGTTGCGCCAGTTTTAAAGCCTTTTGTTGCCTTGCCCGCTCTTCCGCTATTGTTTGCTGCAATCGTTCCCATTGTCCTGGTGATCCATACAGCTGAAACAAACTTCTCATTTCGTTTCGTAAACGCTTTACCTCTTCTTGCTTAAAATGTTTTTCAATAGCGTTTTCTTCAACAACTCCTAATTTAGAGAAAATACCGTTTTTTTTTGCACTTGCCCCGTGCTGTAACTCAGCTTCAGCCTTGGCATATTTAGAAATATGTCCTGACAATGACGAAATATCCCGACCAGCCTTAATTGCTGAAGATATTGCTCCGGCTGCGGCCGAAATTGCGGCATAAGCTGATAATGGATCAATCACTGTTTTTGTCCGTTTTTAGGTTTTTGTATATCCTAAGAATCAACAATATTACCGCCAAAAATGCTGCAACAGCTGAAAACCAACTTTCCAATTGGGCGACCCAAACCGGAGCGGTAAGCCCTGCGGCTATGTAAGCCCCGTCTATTTTAATGTCGTTTGTTGACATATTCATCAGCCTGCTATTTCCGTTACTGTAAGAACAGAAATAGGTGACGTATTCCAATTTGCGTCATAATTACCGTTATTGTAAGCCGAAGAATTTATAGCAAAAACGTATCCTGACGCAAAGTTACTACCCACTTCAACTTTATATGTAATTGGTGAAGTTGTATTTGGGGAGTCAAGAAATTCACCGAAAACAGGAGTTTGTTCATATTCTCTATTAGTTCCGTCACCAGTTCCACAAATTAACCACGCTTCTGGTCTAGTGTTAGCAGAACCATTATCACCTTTAGAAATCTGTGTATCGACACCGCCAATACGTTTATAAAGTTTTACATGATGATATCTAGTATTTAGTGAACTAATGCAAATTTGCCCCCTTATTAGAAACTCACTGTTAGAAGCTGTGGGAGTTATACTTACATCTAAATCAGACAAATGTACCATAGCTCCAGCTTCATAAAGTGATGTAGTCATAACGCTTTGTTTAACTTGCAACACACTACCACTAGGTAAACCAGCAGCCGTAACTGCGGCAAGAGACTGATTATTTAATTTTGTTAAAGCCATATTTGTCTCCTATCCTGCTATTTCTGTTACTGTAAGACTAGAAACACCACGCAATCGCCTTGCATCATCAGCATCATTACTAGACCTGTTAATATAAACTGTACCATTGCTGTTAGTTTGAATTTTGTAAGTTACAGCAGATGTTGTGCTTGGTGCGTCTATAAACGTTCCAGATGTTGCTGGCGTTACATTTCCATCAAGAGCTATTGCTCCTCCGAAACCAAGACTTCGATTACCTGCCGCAGAACCAGCATAGATTACAGTGCTACCTCGCATTAACCTAAAATGTGCTACATTAACTGCATTTAAACCGCCGCCACAAATGTCGATTTGAACAAGGACTTTGCTGGTTGAAAGCGTTGGTGTAATAGCTACAGAAAGCCCAGTAATATCAATCCAACCGCTGTTAGGGTTATCTGAAAAGGTGTCTGTTTTTACAGTTTGAACAATGTTTAGCTTTGGAATAAAAAAGCCGCCAGTGTTAATTGTAGCCGCCGCTGTTCCAGCCGCATTTTGGATGGAGTCTACTTTTAATATGCTTGTCATTTGTGTCTCCTATCCTAACAAGAGGTTTACGTTGCCACCATCCCAGTTGCCTGTTGCTGGAAAGAGTTTAACTTGAGTACATTCTGCACTGAGATTTACTTGTCCTGTGAAGCCAATAAAATATGCAACGTGGGAGCGTGAACTTAAATGACACCCCAACATCCACTTGTTGCTGCCAAGATGTGTGAATTGACAGGTTCCAGATACTTGAGTGATAGCACCCGACCATTGTGTCAAACCAAAAGAGCTGGACGAAACTGAGCCAACACCGGCAAACGAATTTGAAACTGTTCCAAAGGCATCCGTAGTTAAATAAATTGATTGAGTTTCTAATCCACTAGCTGTCCCAAGTTGTATTTTTAAATAACCACCAGAGCCTGCTTGTGATACGTCATCTAAAACTACAGTAAATCTATTTGTTCCCGCTGGTATGTCTGTAAAGGTTTTAAGCCCTAAACCTGACACAGCAATAGGTGAACCAACCAAAGGTGGTTGTGGTTTTGAAAAAGTAACTACGCCTGTTGAGGCTATGGTTGCCGCTGTAGTCCCGTTAGTATGTGCAAGTGTTGCAACTCCTAATTTACCACTAGAAGAAACAGTAGCCGCTGTAGTACCGTTAGTATGTTGGAGTTCATTAACTCCGAGTATTGAAGCCATGTTATCCTCCTATCCAGCTATTTCTGTTGCGCTAATGTATGAAATACCTCTTTCGTAGTCTGTGCCATCGTTAGCACTAAAAGTACGATTTATGTATAAGTCACCCGCGCTTAACGCACTAACGCCAACTTTATAAGTGATTGTGCTAGTAGATGCCGGTGCATCAAAATACTGATAAACCGCAGTTGATGGTGTTGATGATACATCATTATCGTAATAAGCAGTTGACCCTATAGAAATGCCCGACCTTCTGCTTCCAGCTTGGGCTGCTTTTAAGACTGTACTGTCTCTAAAAAACATCCAAATAAACCCGTGGTCATACATATGTCCTTCCCAGAACACATGGGTTTGCAACAGTATTTTACTTGATGTTGAAGTAGGCGTAATTGATACAGTCAAATCTGATAACGCAGTATCAGTATTAGCACTAAGCGCAATTGCGCTTGATGGCACAATAAACTGTGTGTATTGCGTTTGAATAGTTGAACCTGATGTTGGCTTTATAATAGAGGTAGTACCACCAGTAGTTTTTGGATGTAGTTCATCAACGTATAATTTACTCATATCACACCACCGTAAATGTGCCGTTGACAGTCAGCGTTGCGTTTATCGTAAACGCCCCTGCCACTAAAGCGTTTTCGCCAGAGGCAATCGTTGTATCTACCGTCAGGCTGTTAGGGTTGACACGAATGTTTGCTGCACCGCCTCGGCTGATTGTCGATGATAGCTTATCGGTTGTTACAGAGCCGTCAGTCGGCACTACGCTGTTGCCCACCTCGCCCAAACAAATGATGTAATCGATCACATCCGTTGAAGCTAAATTGCTTGCAAAAATTATGTTCCCACCACTTAGGGAATATGCGTCATTTGGAGCCTGGGTCACTCCGTTTAAACTGACGATCAGCTGTTCAGCTGTAGCTGGCCTAAACGCAACGGAATTTTTTGTTAGCGCATAAGTGTCTGTTGCAGATGCAGTAATACTGTCCAGCTGAATAAATCGTCCAGTTTGAGGCTGCGCTCCTACATAGGGCATTTTATCTCCTTACGGCTTTTTTACACTGAAATTTCCATAATAGTAAGCATACTAGGCACACCATTAGGCTGTGCGATAGTTGTTTGGCTTTTCCACATTCTTACATTATAAGTAATAGCGTTTATACTTGCTGGAGTAATATACGCTTGAAAACTTTGACGTAATCTATAGTATTCATTGCCATCACCGTTAATGTATAAACTTTGATTAAGATCTGAAAATACAATAGAACTTCCGTCATGCACTAGTATTCCAGCGCCTGGATCAGTTGTGTAACCCAATTGCACAGAAATATCCCCTTTAATTAACAATTTATTATTTGTAGATATGGGGGTTATTGTTGCAGACAAACCAATTGAAGAAGCATTACTTGTGGTTGTACCAGTTACTTCAGTTTGAGTAGGATATGACTGATGCACAACTTGCAACAGCTTACCGGCTCCAGTAACGTTTCCTGTGAAAGCGAAGTTACCGGCTAGGTTTACAGATTTAGATTGAATTTTTGATAAAGCCATGTCTCTGTTTCCTATACCGAATGTATTCTAATTGAGGTGACTTCAAAGTCTACGTTTGCATACTGACCATCGGAAGCTAAGAACCGGAAATACCAAGCAGTACCATCTGCAATCGAACTATCTATAGTTATCGATTGAGTGCTGTTTGCTGAACCGCCAAAATTCTGGCTAAGACCAGCCGTGTAGTTGTTGTTCATACTGCTTCCAGAAATACCAACAGGTGTTGATGATATTTTAAAGCTTGGAGTGCCTGTTACACTGCGGAACTTAATCTCAACTCTGTTGTAACCGGCGGGAATTGTAATAGCGTTTGTAGTTCTCAGTGAATAACCAATGGTTTGGCTTGTTGAAGCACTGCCGCTGATGTCTAATCTTATTCTGTCTGCCGTAACACTAGCCACACCAGATGAAGCACTATTGTTTTGAGTTTGCGTCCAACCACCAGTTACACTCGTAACATCACCGCTACCACCAAAGTCATCAGACAGGTAAAGAACAATATCTGCTAAACCAAGAGTAATGTTAGACGTAGGCACAAAAGTATTTCCGTTGGGGTTTGTGTAGACTAACTTATGAGCAACGCCCTCTGTGTAGACTTGAGTTGTTGCAACACTAGCGTTCTGTTCGTCAGTTACGCTTAACGTAGCGTTAGTTAAAGAACTGTCAGAAATTTTTTTAAACTTAACGGTTGCGTTTGCGTCAAAGTATTGACCAGTTAATGTGATTGATTGTCCACTTGCCGCACCAGTTAGCACAGTCGTTGACAATGTTTCTATTGTTGCGTTCTTTGTTATCCCACTAGCTAACTTGGCAGCGGTCACAGCACCATTAGCAATCTTAGCTGTGCCTACAGAACCATCGGGCGTAACTGTGGTTTGCAAAGCTAAAGCGTTATACACCACATAGATATCGTCAGTCGCTACCACTGAGCCTGTGAGCGTTACCGCTGTTCCGTTGGTTGAATAGGCTGTTGTTGGCTCTTGGCGCACATTATTGATAAAAAGTGAAATGCTTTCTGCATTTGCAACAGCGTGAGAAAGCGTCAAGCTAGTGCCAGACGCACCGGTTAAATCCTGTTTGGGTGGCCTACTGCTAAAACCTTGCGTCTGTTGATTACCAATGTACGCCATCAATCGCTCCTATGAACTAATATCATCGACAGCGGATACCCAAACATCGAGTGAGCTTGCTGTATCAGATTCAACAAACAACCTGTCACCAGACATAACTACAATTTTTGCGCCGCCATCCAAAACTTGCAATGCCGATCCAGCCGGTATGCTTCCGTTTTTAAGCAAATAATGAACATTGCTAACTGTGACTGTATTGCCCATGCCAGTATGTGCTGTGCAGTAATAATACAAAGTTGTTGGAGTTGCGCTTGTGGTTACAATAGTAACAGTCGCACCAGCTTGCCCTGGTGTGCCGCTTGAGGTTACGCCAGTAGTGTACTGAGAACTGCTTGCCGCATCAGCTTGAGTTGCAAAGCGCAAAACATGGGTAGCATTGCTGGCGTCACTAACATCGAACGTGTATGTAAATCCCTTGTATATGGTGATTGCTGGCTTGGTAGCCGCGTCCAGTAAGAAAGCACCGCCAGCTGCCGTAACAACAAAATTATAATCAGCCCCAATGTTATCACCAGCCGAGGTGTCGCTGGTCATAAAAGCAGATGCCGTTATTGCGTTTCCAGATGTGTTGGCCATATGTATTCCAACTAACGCATCAAAACTGTCAAAATCCGAGCCATCCGGTATGTCGGCTGGGGTAAGCCCGACCCCTGTTACTCTGTACCTTCTAAAATTTTGTGCCATTTAAGTCTCCTAAAGGGCGATTGACAAAGCAATGCTGAAGCCATTTGATGCAAACCCAGCTGTGCTGACAGCAACATCTTCCCAAGCAGTGCCGTTCCAAATTCGTACATTGCCAGCACTAGATGAATAATATAAATCACCAGCATCCTTGCTTCTGCCGCCAGTGGTAAAATATGTATCAGCCGCAGCATCATCAGATTTAGCGCCAGCATACTTGTCATCAAATGTACCTACAGATGCAGCGGCAGCTTCAGCGTAATACTTGGCTGAAAACTCTGAGCCATCTACCGTGCCGGTAGTGTATGTTGCCCAATCTTTTGATGAGTGCGCGCCAACTGACCCTCTATTGATTGATCCTACCGCATAACCTTTTGCGCTAAACTCACCGCCGCTATCTACCGCCGTAGTGGCGCTTGGGCTGCTGCCACCGCCTAACGCCCATTCTCTAGCTGAACCAGTTACACTGGTGACGTTAGTGCCGCCGACAGCCTGTGCTTTTGCAGAAAAATCTGAAGTGCCTGGAACAACGCCATCTACCTTGGTTGCGTAATTCAAGGCTAAAGTCGCGTTGGCGCTTGCCCCGCTGACCGCACTAGCGTTGTTTGCCACTGTGGTAATGTCACTTGATATACCGGCCAACGTGCCAATGTTGTTTGTGGGGGTTATCTGTCCAGCAACAGTCGTTATGTTAGCGTTATTTGAGGCTAAAGTGCTTAGGCCAGATATACCGGCCAGTGTGTTTATGTTTGTTTGCTCTGAAGTGGATGGCTTTATTTCTATCCATGCCGTGCCAGACCACGCAAGCATAACATTATTGGCCGTATTCCAATACATCGCGCCGACAAGAAGTGTGTTACCGTCATTATCGAGGCTCGGATTACTGCTTTTGGCTCCCATCATACGATCGTCAAATGTATCCAGAGCCGCTTCAGCTGCCGTCTGAGCCGTTTGTGCAGCTGTAGCAAAGCCAGAAGCGTTTGAAGATGCAGTGTTGGCAGCTGATAAAGCCGCTTGGGTCGCAACATTCGCGCCCCATATGATTACATTTTCGTTGCCCGAAACAGAGGGCGTACTTGGAGCAGTAGAAAAGGTCAGTGTTGTGCCGGAAACATTGTAATCATCACCAGGATTTCTTAAAGCCCCGTTGACGAAAACCAGCATGTCAGTGTTAGAAGAGTAAGAAAGTGACAACGTAAAAGCAGTTTGCGATCCAGTACCCTCAAATTTATCAACAGATGCGCCCGTGGTGCTGATTGCAGCATTGGCAAGCAGTATCCACTTTCCGGCAGCTTGGTCAGTAGCGAAAGCACTTACAGAAGTATGCGCGACAGTAGCAAGATATGTAGCATCATTAAAATTTACCAGCGTTCCAGCAGTATAAGAATTAGAAGCAGCCCAATCGCCCGATACGGTGTAACCCGAAAGGCCAATGAGCGCCAAAGCGTCAACATCAAAAGAATTTTTGTGAACTGATTGGTTGGCCAGCAACCCATCGTCACGCTGTATTTTAGCAATATTAGCGTTTAAGCCGTCCAGATTTGTCTTTGTAGCATTAAGCTCGTTGTCCAGCTGCACACCAGGCAAAGGTGTGCTTGGGCTAGTGGTCTGAAAATCATTAAAATTGAACTGTCTTGTAAAGCCTGTTGGTTGTGCCATTGAGCGTCCTCATCACACCGTTTTGTCGAGCAGTTGCGAAAGTATATCCTTTTTATCAACAACATTCAACAAAAGTGAAAGATTGATTTTTTCGCCAAATTTGTATGTGAGGGCATAATAGGATAGCCGCGCGGCCTGGCACCACGGCAGGGGGGTGGGTCGGGTCAGGCGGGCGGGCGGTCGCGCGCGTTCTTTTGTCCAGTGGTGCGCATTGCACCATTGATTGCGCTGTAATCGTTGGATTTATTCGCTGGTTTGCGGTGTAATGTCGGTTGCAAGCGCCGATCGTTGCTGTTCCCAGCTGCTAATCATCTGCGCCAGTTCGTCCGGCGACAGTTCGGCCAGTGTCTTACCATCACCGGCAGCCTCGGCGTTCTTGCCCAAGTCACCGGCCAGTTCCATCGCCGTCCGTGCAGCTGAAACCCTTGCTGACGCTGGCGCATCGAGGTCGAGCATCACGGATCGGATCGTGTCGGCAGCAACGTTGACCAGATCGGATTCGTAGAGCGTGCGTCTCGCTTGCCGCATCAGCGCAATTATGGACGGGTTGCGGGTCAATTCATAGGCGCTTTGCTTTGGGTGCGCATAACCGGCAAGCCTCGCCGACTCTGTGGCGTTCTTATTATCTTTTACCAAGTATTGCACAAAGTCGCGCTGCCTGTCTGTGATCTCTCTTTTTCTGATCTCGCCCATGTCATCAATCCCTAGTGTTTGCTGTAGTTTATTGTAGGTCGCATTTTTATGCTTGACAACATCAGCAACTGCTGCTGATTATAATGGCAAGGCGGCAAAGCCGACCGCACCGGATCGGCAGCCGCACATAAAGGAGCGACAAACATGAAAAAGCAACCATTAGAACTAATTGTTGAAGCAGCTTTTGCGGTGCGTAGTGCGCACCAGTCTATGAGATCGAGCGGAGGCTTTAGCAAAGACGACATCAGCGCCGTAATTTGGCACGAAAGCAAACTGTGGGATTTGTATCAAGAGCATCAAACCGAATTAGAAACCAACAAAATATATAAGGAGGCCGGACAATGAAATATATCCATTCAGTTATTGGCCTTACTTTCGGCTGCTTTGGCGTTATGACACTGGCTGGCGTTCCCGTCACGCTCATCATGGTTGACGGCATAGCCGCCGCCCTGATGGGCGCTATCTGTATGCTTTGCGGCCTGATATGCCACGCGTTTCTTGAATCTGCGGCGGCTGCCGAGCATTACGAGCGCATGGAAGCGCAAGACCTAGAGCTATACCAAGCCCGCATGAAAGCCCGCAACAATGGCTAGAGTGCTGATAGGCTGCGAAACCAGCGGGATCGTGCGCGATGCGTTCCTTTCCGCTGGC